GAAACTTATAAAGGTATATTAGAGCAGCCTGATGAAATAATCGCTGATGGCGTTGTTCTTACAACTGATTATGAGTTAACAGTAAAAACTGCTGATCTTGGAACTATTGCTTTTGATACACAAATAGAAGTAAGCAATGTTAAATACAAAGTTAGAAACGTAAGAAAGATAGATGATGGAACTTTGTGTAAAATTTCATTAACTAAGGTGTGATATGGCTACTAAAAGAGAACAGATTTTAGCCAAGGTAAAAACAAATCTAGCTGGTACTACTGGCGTAGGAACTAGAATATATAGATCAAGGGCTGAGGCGTTTACAAGATCTGAGACTCCAGCAATAATTATCGAACCTATTAGTGATACACCACAAGATACAAGTAGTTTTTATAATTCTGTCACCCATGAATTACGAATTCGTATAACTGTTGTAGCAAGAGGAGCAGTACCAGATAATGTTGCTGATCCTACTATTGAAAGTTTGCATAATAAAGTTTTGACTGATCCTACTCTTGGTGGCTTGTGTATCGACATAAGACCATCAACAACATCATTTGAAATTTTAGAAGCAGATCAACCAGCAGGGGTTATATCTTGCGAGTTTGATATAGAGTACAGAACTTTATATAACAGTTTAACCACATAGCTATGATGTATTGTGAAGCCTATCAACCCTGATTGATTATTATGGAGTATGAAATCCCAAATGAGGGTGGAACTTACATTCTGAACCCTAAAACTGGCAAACGAAAGCTAGTTCAACAAACAAAACCAGCAGAACTCCCCACCGAGGTAAAAACAGATGGCACAACTGACAAGGAAGAGAGTAATTCTAATTGAAGCGGAAAGTTCTTATGGAACTGACCCTACTCCAGCCGCAACAGATGTAGTTCTAGTAACTGATCTAAGCATTACACCACAATCAAGTGATGTTGTTAACAGAGATGTGGTTAGACCATATCTTGGCTCATCACAACAGTTACTGGCCAACACTAGAGTTGAATGTACATTTAGCGTTGAGTTTTGCGGTAGTGGCACAGCCGGAACAGCGCCTAGGTATGGAAGTGCGCTCAAGGCGTGTGGTCTTTCAGAGACTGTAGCTTCTGGAACTAGCGTTACTTACGAACCAATCTCGGCTAACTTTTCATCAATTACTATTCACTACAATGTAGATGGTGTAAGGCATATTGTTACCGGGTGCCGAGGAAATGTAGCATTGTCAGCAGAGGTAGGAGCAATCCCAACGCTCGATTTTACTTTTACCGGGATATACAATGCCCCAACAGATACTGCATTGCCTTCTGTCACCTATGGAAACCAAGCAACACCATTAATATTTAAAAATGGTAATACAACTAGTTTCCAGTTGTTAAGCTTTGCTGGTGCTTTACAAAGTCTCAATTTTGATATTGGTAATTCAATCGTCTACAGAGAACTTGTAGGCGGTACTAAAGAAGTTTTACTTACAGACAGAGCAGCTAATGGCTCTGTAACTATTGAAGCACCAACACTTGCACAGAAAGATTACTTTTCTGCTGCATTAAGTGATACTGCTCTCGGTAACTTGACAGTTACTCATGGAACTACTGCTGGTAATATCTGTCGCTTAAGTAGCACAAAAGTAGATATTGGCGATGTATCTTATGGAGAAATGGATGGCGTTACTATGCTTGAAATACCATATACACTTGTTCCAAGTTCAGCAAATGATGAGCTATCGATTGTCTACACTTAACTTTTAGTTAGATAAGAGCTAGAGTGTAGAAGTATATTTATTTCTACACTTTATGACTTTTGTAAGAAAAAAGAACAAAACATTCAAATGGCCTGTTGTTGTTCGTGAACCTAGTGAGACTGATGCTGGGGTATATGAAGAAAATGAATTTATTGCTATTTTTAAAAGATTAAAAGTAAGCGAGTATCAAGAAGCAGCAGAAAATAAAACAGAATTTGAAATGCTTAAAATGATGCTTGCTGGATGGGAAAACATGAAAGAAGAAGATGGAGAAGATATCCCTTTCAATAACCAAAACTTAAAGGAAATGATGGAAGATGCGTATTGGTTAAGGGCAGTATCTCAGTCTTACACCAAATCTTTAGTAGATGAAAAAGTAAAAAACTAAGAGAGGCAGTTCTTTACTGGTTAGGTTCTGGTAAAGAAGTTATTGATGAAACGCAAGATGACGCAAAAGCATTCGGTCTAAAACTGCCAACCGAGAAAGCTAAAAAAGATAAAAATAATTTTGAGGTCTATGAGGATAATTGGGATGCTGTTATGATGTTTTGTAATATGCAGACACAATGGAGTACTTCCTTTGGAGGTTTTGTAGGATTAAAGTATGAAGTTCTTTTAATGCAAGGTGGTATGTTTGACCTTTACAATATTACAGATAGGCGTAAAATTTTAGAAGAGCTACAAATCATGGAACATACAGCCTTGAAAGAACTTAATAAGGAAAAGAAATAAATGGCTAAACAAACTTCACAAATAAATATTGCGTTTTTAACAAAGGGTGAGGGTGAGGTAGCAAAAGCTTTTAAAAGGCTTCGTGGCGAAACAACAAGACTTAATAGAGATTTTCAATCTTTATCAAAAGATTCAATTGCAAAAGTAAAGAATGAATTTAACAAATTAGGTGCTGGTGCAAGAAATAGTCTTAATGCAATGCAAGCGCAAAGAAATGCGTTAAATGGGTTGCGTAATATGGCTGATGTTACAAGTGTTGAATTTAAACAGCTTACTGCTGATATTGCACGATTAGATGCACAGATGAGAAAAGCTGGTGCTGGCACTACTGGTTTTAAAGGTAAATTAGGAGGTTTTGCTAAAGGTGCTGGAGCTATAGCGGCTGGTGGTATTTTTGGAGGGCCAGAAGGTGCTATTGGCGCTGGTATCGGTTTGGGTATTGGCGGCCCTGCTGGTGCTGCTGTTGGTGCTGCTGTTGGTGCGCAAGTAGGAATGGTTCGTCAAAGTATTGGAGAGGTTGCTGATTATGATGCAGCATTAGAACTTCAAAGAAAAGCTTTAAAACTTGTTATTGGTGACACAAAAGAATTTGCTAAATCGCAAGAATTTTTGGCTGATAGAAGTAAAAAATTAGCAATACCCCAAGATGTAATAGTAAGACAATTTACATCATTAACTGCTTCTGTAAAGGGTGCTGGTAAAGAAACTGCTGATGCTGAAAAAGTATTTAAAGCAATAGCTGCTGGTATTAGAGGTACTGGTGGAAACTTAGAAGACATGAAAGCTGCTATGAGAGCGACTAGCCAGGTGTTCTCGAAAGGCAAAGTATCAGCCGAAGAATTGAGACAACAGCTCGGCGAGAGGCTACCCGGTGCGTTTACTTTGTTTGCTGATTCTATGGATAAAACACCAGCACAATTAGATAAGGCGTTAGAGCAAGGTAAAGTCACATTAGATGACTTTATGAAGTTTGCAGAAAAATTATTTGATACTTATGGTGAAAATGCAGAAATACTTGCTGCAAGTCCAGAAGCTGCTGGTGATAGGTTAAGGACAGAAATGTCTAATTTAAAAGATAGTTTAGGGGATATATTAAGACCAATGGGCGCAGCATTTCAAACTTTTGCAGCACAAGCAGTTGGAGCTTTTAATGAAGTAATTAAACGTGTTAAAAAGTTTCAAATAGAAATGAAAGAAGAAGGATTGAGAAAAACAATAGAAGAAGCTGATAGGCAAATAAGAAATATTGATGCAAGATTAAAAGTTTTAGCAAAACAAGATACTAAAAATGCAAATCAACTTAAAAGAGAACTTATAAAAAATAGAGCAACACAAGTAGGTATTAAAGCATCAGCACAATCAGATTTACGATCACAATTTATTCCAAAAGATTTTACTGTTGGTGGTAATGTTTATGATGGTTTAACAGGTCAGTTTAAAGGAACTGTAGCCGAATTGAATAAAACCTCTAAAAACGAGACAACTGAGTCTTTGAATAACATTCAAAAGGGAGCAAAAGCATATTTCGATACTATTAGCGATTTTGGAAAACAAACTCAAGATGCTGTTGCTGGTGCATTTAAAGGTATGGAAGATGCTCTTGTAAAATTTGTACAAACAGGAAAGCTTAACTTTAGTGATTTAGCAAGATCTATAATGGCAGATCTTACCAGAATGTTGGTAAGAGCATCATTGCTTAATTTTTTAAGTCCTTTCCCATTCTTTGATCGAATAACAGGTGGTAAAAACGCAAAGGGAAATGTATACGATGCTGGCAATAAGATTTCTAAGTTTGCGTATGGGGGCATAGTCAAAAAACCTACCTTATTTCCCATGGCCCAAGGCATGGGGCTTATGGGGGAAGCTGGCCCGGAAGCAATCATGCCGTTGAAACGTGGTGCAAATGGAAAGCTAGGAGTGCAAAGTTCTGGAGGTGTTGGTAATATTGTTGTAAATGTAGATGCTTCCGGTAGCTCTGTTGAAGGAGACAACCAGCAATCACAAGAGTTTGGTAGAGCTTTAGCTGTTGCCATACAATCAGAAATGATTAAACAAAAAAGACCAGGTGGCTTATTAGCATAAATGGCAAACTTTCCTTCTATAGAACCTTCATTTAGCGTTACCAAAAGGTCGCAACCTAGAACTAAGGTAGTTCAATTTGCAGATGGTTTTGAGCATCGTCTTGGCTTTGGCTTGCCAAATCAACAAGATCCAAAAACATATAATTTAAAATGGGAAAATATAACAGAAGAAGAGTCAGATACAATTGAATATTTTTTAGAAGAACGAGCGCAAGATAAAGCAAGTTTTACATACTCACCTCCAAATGAATCTTTTACTAAAACAGGCACATATTCACAGAGCAGTACAACAATAACTATTACTATTACAAATCATAGATTATTTGCTGGTGATTCTTTGGTTATTGATTTCACTTCTGGTTCTTCAACTGATGGTACTTATGTGGTTTCTTCTGTTACTAATGCCAATGTTTTTGTTGTAACGGCAGCAACCGGAGCTACAGCGAATGGCAATGTTTCTATTACAAAAACAGCATCATATAAATTTGTATGTCCACAATGGAGCAAAGAAATGAATGTTCCAAATTTAGCAACAATCTCAGCCACTTTTGTACAAAAATTTGAAGCATGACAATAGATACTGCACCTGTTTTTAGTGACATACAAAAAGTAAATCCATCCTCAATAATTGAGTTATTTAAACTTGAATTAAAAGAAGGACTTAATTATGCAACAGGTAATCCAAGTGGAGTAACGACAGTACATAGATTTCATTCTGGTAGTAATCTTGATGCTTATGGAAATATTGTTTGGAATGGTGAAACCTATCTTAGGTTTCCTGTAGAAGCTAGTGGTTTTGCATTTCAACGAGGTCAACTACCAAGACCAACACTAACCATAAGCAATATGGGGACTCCTAGTATGTCTGCTGTTTTGTTGGCTGCAAATACTTTTACTGCTGGTAATGATTTAACAGGTGCAAAGGTAACAAGAATAAGGACTATGGCAAGATTTATAGATGCTGCTAATTTTTCTGGTGCAACTAATCCTTTTGGTACTCCAGATCCTGATGCAGAGTTTCCAAGAGAGGTATATTACATAGATCGTAAATCCGCAGAAAATAGAGAAGTAGTGCAATTTGAATTGGCAGCAATCTTTGATATGGCTGGTATTCGTGCGCCAAAACGTCAATGCACAAGAGATGTTTTTCCATCTATAGGTACATTTATAGGATGAATTGGAAAGATAATGCATTGGTTCATGCGAAAGAACAAGATCCAAAAGAAGCTGTAGGTTTAGTGTTAAATATAAAAGGCAAAGAAAGATATTTTCCTTGTCGTAATTTATCAATGACAGCACATCAATGTTTTATTCTTGACCCAGAAGATTATGTAAAAGCAGATAAGCTTGGAGATATTATTGGAGTTTTCCATAGCCATCCTGTTACTTCACCAGAACCTACACAAGCAGATAAAGTTAGTTGTGAAGAAAGTAATTTACCTTGGTATATAGTAAATCCAAAGTCAGAGACATGGGGATATTATGAGCCACAAGGTTATAAAGCACCACTTATAGGAAGAGAATGGGTTTGGGGGATTACAGATTGCTGGGCTTTAGTTCGTGATTATTATCAACAGAAAAAAAATATTAGTTTATCTGATTATGAACGAAATATGTCTCCAGAAGAATTTTTGTTAAATCCTTTATTTGAGAAATATGCAATACAAACTGGATTTAGAGAACTTGATAAAGACGAGAATTTAGAAAAAGGTGATGTATTATTGATGTCAATACTACATCCAACTTTAAATCATGTAGCTATTTTTTTAGGAGATATGGTTTTACATCATTTAGCCGATAGACTATCTTGTAGAGAGCCATATTCTGAGTGGTTACAAAAATGTACTGGTAAGAGGTATCGTTATGCTCAGAAAAATTAAATTACATGGAGAACTTGCTGAGTTTTTAGGTCAAGATGAATTTGAAGCTGTTGTAAAAACTACAGCAGAAGCTGTTAAATTTTTAATAACAAATTTTCCAAAATTAGAAGCATATATGAGCAATAGATATTATCAAGTATTAGTTGGAGATAATGAATTAGATAAAGAACAAATACATGATCCTGTAGGAAAATCAGAGATACATTTTGTACCTGTTATAAGTGGTGCTGGTGGTAGTAGTTTTAATAGAATTTTATTAGGCGGTGCTTTGATTGGTGCGTCATTCTTATTCCCGGGTGCTGGTTTGTTTGGAACACAAGCACTTGGAGCTACTGGTACAGCAGGGTTAGCTGGTGCTGGGATTGCAACAAAAATAGGAACAGCTTTAAGTGCTGTTGGTGCTGGTTTGGTTTTAAGTGGTGTTTCTGAAATATTATTTCCATTGCCTACACCAGAAGAACAGGAAGATGATCCAAGAATATCTTTTAATTTCTCAGGGGTGCAAAATACAAGTCGAGCCGGGACAGCACATCCCATTGTTTATGGAGAAATCGTGTGCGGATCTGTGGTTATCTCTGCTTCTGTTGATACAAATCAGGTGGTCGCATGACAAAGAAAATTATTAAAGGTTCGGGTGGTGGCCCTCCAACTCCTCCAACTCCGTATCGTGCGCCCGATACTTTAAACAGTAAACAGTTTGCCACTATACAAGACTTGTTATCAGAAGGTGAGATAGAGGGATTTGCAACACCATCAAAAAATGGCATTGCTAAGAGTTCTGCTGATTATTTAACGTCAGCACAGAAAGATATTTTTCTAAATGACACACCAATACTTAATGCAAACGCTAGTAACAGTAGTCCAACAGATGCAGATTTTAATTTTCAAAGTGTTGTATTAGATGCACGTTTTGGTACAAATAACCAACTTGTTATACCCGGAATTGAATCAAATGACCCTGTAAACTCAAGCCCTATAGCTGGTTTCCCTAGACCTTGTACTGTTGCTAATAATGGAGTAACACAATCTATATCTCTTAATAAAGACGCAGTAAGAGTAACAATATCTTTTCCTCAATTACAAAAAGCAGAAGACAATGGAGATTTATTAGGTTCAAGCGTTGAATTAAAAATACAATTACAAATTAATAATGGAACTTTTACAGATAAAATTCAAGAAACAATAACTGGAAGATCTGCTGATTTATATTCCAAAGAATATCGTGTAAATTTGCCAGCAACTTATTCACAAGCAGCAATAAAAGTTCTTCGAGTTACAGCAGACAGTACAGATAATAATTTAAAAGATGAATTTAGTGTTTCTGTTATGCAAGAGATAGTTGATGATCCACAGACATATCCTGACTCTGCATATGCACAGTTAAGAATAGACTCTGAGCAATTTAGTGCAATACCAAAAAGAGCATACAGAATAAGAGGAATTAAGGTACGAATACCAGCAGCAAATGGAGGATTAACACCGACTGTTGTTGCTAATCAAACTATTGCTGATTCTTTAGGTTTAGGAACTTGTAGTACTTTTGGATTTATTCATTACCCAGAAAATTATGTCTTTAATGGACAAATGGCTGCTGCAACTTGGTGTAGTGATCCAGCAATGATACTTTTAGATCTTCTTACGACTAAACGCTATGGATTTGGAACTCATATAGCCCCTAATCAAGCTAATGATTCTGAATTGTATGAAAATTTAGATTTATATAGCTTCGTTGCTGCTAGTAGATATTGCACTGGAAATGATGGAGGTAGAACACTGCTTGACGATGGCTTTGGAAGTAAAGAACCAAGGTTTAGTTGTAATGTAAATATACAGTCATCTAAAGAGGCATTTGATCTTATAAAAGACTTAGCATCAATAATGAGGTGCATACCAATATGGTCACAGGGATCTATATCTATTATTCAAGATAGACCTACAGATCCTAGTTATTTATTTAGCTTGGCTAACGTGACTCCAGAAGGTTTTAGTTATACAGGTTCTAGTCTTAAACAGAGACATTCTGTTGTAAGTGTTAGTTATTTTAATATGGATTCAAGAGAAATGGATTTTGAGGTGTATGGTGATGGCAATACTACAGCAGAAGTTAATAGAAGAGCAAAACTTGGAATAGTTTACAAACAAGTAAAAAGTTTTGGTTGTACTTCTAGAGGTCAAGCGCAGCGTTTAGCTCGTGCAATAGTTTTTTCAGAGGAACAAGAAAGTGAGGTTATAAACTTTGCAACATCAATGGATGCTGGAGCAATTGTTAGGCCGGGAAGTGTCATTGCTGTCAATGATCCAGTTAGACAAGGAGATAGAAGATCTGGTCGCATTGCTGCTGCAACAACAACTCAAATTACAGTTGATGATACTGCTGACCTTTTTAGTTTTGGAGGTGGTAATGAAAAAGTCAGCGTTATTATGCCCAATGGTTCAGTTGAAAAAAGAGCTTGTACTGTTGTAGGAGATAAAATTAATCTTACAAGCGGATTAAGCACAACTCCTAACGTAAATTCTATTTGGTTATTAGAGAGTGACGGAACTGGTGAAGAACCACAAACTTTTAGGGTTGTAAGCGTAGAAGAACAAGATGGTGTTAATTATTCTATTAGTGCATTAGCTTATCGGTCTGATAAGTACGACAATATAGAATCAGTCGATTTTCCTACTTTACCAGCAAGAAACATATCAAGACTCAATGAGTTAAAACCAGCACCTAGTATAAAAACTCCAATATTAGAAGAAATCGTAGTTGTTAATAATATTGCAATAAACAGATTACTTATATCTTGGATTCCTGTTGCTGGTGTTACACAATATCAAGTTCAATATAGATTTCAAAATTCAAATTGGGTTACTGAAATTGTATTTAGACCTGATATAGAAATTATGAATACACAAGCTGGAACTTATGATATAAAAGTTTTTTCATTTAATGCTGCTGGTCAATTATCATCTGCTCCATCATCAACACAGTTTAATGCAGAGGGTAAAAAAGCAGTTCCAAATAATGTAGAAAATCTTACACTAGAACCTGTAAACGATAAATTAGTAAGATTAAGGTGGGATAAATCTATTGATGCAGACGTTCTGCATGGAGGTCGAGTCTACATACGACACTCAAATAAGACTGATGGTACAGGAACTTTTGCTAACTCTGTAGATCTTGTACAAGCTGCTGCTGGTAATACTACAGAAGCAGTTGTACCAGCTTTAGAAGGTGAATATATTTTAAAATTTAGAGATGATGGGGAAAGATTTAGCACAGGAGAAACAAGTGTAATTCTTGATTTGCCAGATATGGTAGATACACAAGTAATTCTCACAGAAAGAGATGATGATAATAATTATCCGGGTACTAAGACTCGTACAAGCACTACCAGTAATGTTTTAAGTCTTACCAATCCAGCAGCTACTAATGGTTTAACAGGTACTTATGATTTTCAAAACACAGTAGATTTAGGTGGTGTGTTTTCTCTTAATTTAAAAAGAATACTGCAAACAATAGGAATAGAAATTGGTAATACTATTGAAACACAAATTCCAGATTTACCTCCAAGTTTAGGAGGCCCTGCTGGAGGTGGTTGGGATAACTATGCCACTAATGGTAATTTTGATGGTACTGCAATTGAGGATGTTAATGCTCAAATGGTTGTAAGAACAACGCAAACAGATCCATCAAGCTCACCAACATATTCATCATTTAATACTTTTGCAAATGGAACATTTAAAGGTAGAGGCTTTCAATTCAGATTAAATTTAACTTCAGAAAATACAGGTCATAATATTAATGTTATTCAAGCTGGTTTTATTGCATCATTTGAATCAAGAACTGAACGTAGTTATGTTAGTGGTGGCTCTACTACAACAGCACCATTACAGTCTGGCACTTCTTCTTCTGGTTTAGACGTAACTTTTGGAAAACCATTTTTTGTAGGTACTTCTAGTTTAGGTGGTGTTAATGCTTTTTTACCCTCAGTTGGTATTACAATACAAAACGCATCTGATGGAGATTATTTTATATTGTCGGGGGTTACTGGCACAGGCTTTAACATTAAGATAAAAAATGGTACAACTTTTGTAGATAAACAATTTACATTTCAAGCTGTTGGATATGGCAAAGGGGTGTAATATGGAGGAAAGTATTTTTTAAATGGCACAAGTAGCTAACAAAGATATTGCAAATAGTTCTGGTGCTGGAGTAAGAGCAGACCTTAACCTTGCTTTAGCTGCTGAAGCGTCAAATAATTTTGGAGATAAAGCACAGGCTGGTCAGATTTTGCCATGTGAATTTGTTGCAGATAATTCTACCTCGCCTAAAAAATTATTAATAAGGTCAACAACAGGAAATGACGGAACTGGTGGCACAACTCCTACTTATTTTGATGTTGGTAATTTAGATGAGGATAATTTAGGACTTGTAAAAAGGGCTGGAGACACGCTAACAGGCCCATTAAAACTAGACGATAGCTCTGGAGCAAGCAGTCCAGCACTATGTTTTGACAACGACAGCGATACTGGAATTTTTAGGTCAGGTGCTAACACGATGGGTTTTTCTACTGCTGGCACACAGAGAGTTGGAATAAGTAATGCTGGTTTAGATATGCTTAACGCATTACCTATTAGGTTTCAAGATACAAGTGGATCTCCTTTTGTATCACTACAATCTCCATCATCGTTATCTGGAAATGTAGCTCTTACGTTACCTTCAGCAATAGTAAATGGTGGATTTTTACAAACTGACTCATCGGGTAATCTTAGTTTTTCTATTGTTGAGGGTGTGCCAACTGGATCTGTATTCTGTATAGCAGCTAATACAGTTCCAACAGGTTATGTTAAATGCAATGGTGCTTCATACTCAAGAACAGGAACATATGCTGCGTTATTTGCAATTATAGGAACTACTTATGGCGGTTCGGGTAGTAATTTTAATGTTCCAGATTTACGAGGTGAATTTGTTAGAGGTTTTGATGATAGTAGAGGTGTAGACAGTGGAAGAAATATTAATGATCCGCAAGGCGGACAAAATGCGTCACATGATCACTCTATAAGTCTTTCTGCAACAACTAGCAATAAATCTTTAACAGGTAGTGTTAGAAGAATTGGAGAAGGTTTTAGAGGTTATGGAACTACAGATGGTGTATTTACAAAGACATTTGATGCAAACAACCCTGTAACAGAGTCAGCTTCCAATAGTCCTACAGGTGGTTTTAGTATGGATGCTTCACACGATCATACGTTTTCTGCATCTGGTACTTCTGGAAGTCAAGGTTCAGAGGCTAGACCTCGTAACATAGCAATGCTCTACATTATTAAAATTTAATTATGGCGATACAACCCGGAACTTACAACATGACAGTTCAAAGAAGAGCAGATTTTTCTTTGCAACTTGTTTTTAAAGATTCTACTGGAACTGTTATAAACCTTACTGGATATACAGTCTATGCTCAATGTTGGGATGAAGGCAGAAATATTAAATATGGAGATTTTGCAATTACCTATACTAATAGAGCTAATGGTGTTATTGATATTTCCTTAACTGATGTACAGACTGCTACTTTTGAAACTAATACACTTTATTATGATGTATTACTTGAAGACCCAAACGGATTGCGAGAGTACTACCTTGAAGGTGTTATAACTATGTCAGAGGGTTATAGTTCACCATGACTTCTGTTAATGTCACAACCAGTAAAAATACTGTTACTGTTAATGAAGGTGACGCAACAGTTATTACTGTTGCTACACAAGGGCCACAAGGCCCATCCTTTAGTTCAACAGGCAAAGGATTAAATGATTCTGGTGTAGTAGGTAATTCTGTTATTTACTATGACTCTACTTCTGCTACATTTAAAGCAGATGCAACTCGTACTGTAGAAAACCTTGTCGATGGGGGTTCATTTTAAACTATGGCTAACACAATCCGCATAAAAAGATCCACAGGATCATCAGCACCAACCACACTAGAAAATGCGGAATTAGCATTTAGTGAAGGTAGTAAAACTCTATTTATTGGTATAGGAACTGGAGGATCTGGAGGGTCTGCAACTACTATTGAGCCTATTGGTGGAGAAGGTAAGTTTTTTGATAAAGATACAGTAATAAATGCTAATAAAGTATTATCAGGGCCAACAACAGGATCAGATGCAGCACCTACATTTAGGGCATTAGTATCAGACGATATTCCTTCTGTAGCACACACCAAGATAAGCGACTTTGATACAGGTGTTAGAACAAATAAATTAAATGAAATGGCTACTCCAACAGCTTCAGTAAGCTTTGGAAGTCAAAACATTACAAACTTAGCTGATCCTGTAAATACACAAGATGCAGCGACTAAGGGCTTCGTTGAAGCCACATCACAAGGACTTGATGTTAAAGATTCGTGCGTAGCAGCAACAACAGCAAACATCACAATATCAACTGCTCTAAACAATGGAGACACGCTAGATGGTGTTACTTTATCAACTAATGATCGTGTTCTTGTAAAAGACCAATCAACAGCAAGTCAAAATGGTATATATGTAGTCGGCTCTTCTCCAGCTAGGGCAGCAGATTTAGCTACTGGTGCTAACGCTGCTGGTTTCTTTACTTTTGTAGAAAAAGGAACAGTTAACGCAGATAACGGCTTTGTTTGCACATCAGACTCTGGCTCTGCTGTTGTGGGTACTAATAACCTCACGATTGCACAATTCTCTGGTGCTGGTCAGATAACAGCAGCAGATGGTCTACAAAAGTCAGGAAACACATTATCAGTAGATCTTAAATCAAATGGAGGACTTGTAATCGAGTCCACAGAGATGGCTGTTAACTTAGGTGCTAGTTCTATAACAGGTACGTTAGCAATATCTGACGGAGGAACAGGTGCAACATCAGCTTCTAATGCAAGAACATCACTAGGACTTGTCATTGGTACAGACGTAGAACCTCATAGCGATAAGTTGACAGAACTTGCAACCATGAATCAGACAACAGCTAACTCTTTAGCTGATTTAACTGATAGCGAAGTGCAAATCTTAGATGGTGCAGTGGTAACAACCACAGAGTTCAATACAGTTTGCGATGGTGGTACTTCCGCAACCTCAACAACTCTTGTCGCTACAGATAAATTTGTTGCAAACGACAATGGCACAATGGTACAGGTCGCTTTATCTGATCTTGTTACTTTTCTAGAAAATGGAAGTGTATCTGGTTTTGATATAGATGGTGGAAGCTATTAGACCATAAGGAGGTAAAAGCCAATGGCTAATGTAATTCGACTCAAAAGAGCATCAGGAAGTGACCCAGCAGCAAGTGATCTTGTTTCGGGCGAACCAGCCGTTAGAACCGATACTGGCGAACTGTTTTTTAAGAAAGATGATGGTTCTATAGCAAAGGTAGCTGGTGCTGGCGGTGGCCCTGACTTTAAATATCTTGCACTTAGAAACGCAGCTAATAATGGTGCTGCATCTTTTCCTAATGCAGATTTTACTCTTGTAACATCTGGCACTACATCTGCAATAACTCCAACAGCAGCAAATACGTTATTAGTTAGTGTTAATGGTGTTATCCAAAAACCAAACACAGGTACATCTACACCCTCACAAGGTTTTGCATTAAGTGGTTCTACAATAAAATTTGGAGCTAATATCTCTGCTGCACCAGATTTTATTCTTTATCAAGAATCAGGTGGTATTGGAGAACCAAGTGACGATACAGTAAGCGAAGTAAAATTAAAAGTCAGTAATAGTCCTGTTAATGGATATTTTCTTTCTGCACAATCTGGTAATAATGGAGGACTTACTTGGGCTGCACCTGTAGCAACATCTTGTACTGGTAACTCTGCAACAGCAACAGCACTTGCAACAGCTAGGACTATAAATGGAACTAGCTTTGACGGAACAGCAAATATCACAGTTACGGCTGCTGCTGGAACGCTTACAGGGAACACGCTTAATAGTTCTGTTGTTACCAGTTCTCTTACGTCACTAGGAGACTTGACGAGTCTTACTGTCACAGGAAACATGGCAGTAGACACCAACACATTATTTGTTGACTCTTCCAACAATCGGGTAGGTATAGGTACAACAAGTCCTAGCTCACCTTTTACTGTTTCTGACGGAGATCAAGGTTTTGAAGTTCATCCAAACTCAAGTTCAACCATAAGATTACTTGCGTTTGATAGAACAAATAGCGTAAGAAAAAATCTTAGAATTGATGCTTTAGCATACGAAATACAATGCAATAATGGAACTGAAAAAATTCGTATAGATTCGTCTGGAAACGTAGGTATAGGTACATCAAGTCCAACAGAAGTTTTACATATACAAACTGGATCTAGTAGTGATAGTTTTCCTGTTAAATTTATAAGAGGAGGTAGTGCTGTAGCTGGATATTTATATAGCGATAGTGTTGGTTCGGGGATTGTCGGTTCGGGAAAAAATCTTAATGAAGCTGGTATATATCTGGTAAATAATTCTCGTATAGATTTTAGAGTCAATGGCTCAGAACGTATGCGTATAGATTCGTCTGGCAGACTAGGTATAGGTACAACAAGTCCTAGTAGCTATAACTCTAGTTTTGATGATTTAGTGATTGAGGGATCATCAAATCAAGGTATAACGATTGCTACAACAAATACTTCTGCTCTTTGTCAAATTGGTTTTGCAGATGGAACTTCTGGAGATGCTCAATTTAGAGGTTTACTTCGTTACGATCATAGTTCAGATCATTTTGCGTTCTATACGGCAGGTTTAAATGAACGTATGCGTATAGATTCAGATGGAAGAGTACAGATAGGTTCAACAAATAACTCTTCAACAGGTACAAAATTTGTTGTAGGTAATGGTAATAACATGGCTGCTACGGCTCTTATCAATACGCAAGATACAGATATAAATGCTCTTACTTTAAGTAATTGGGATGGAGCTACAACATCAAATAAAGTATTAATTGGTTTTGATAATAGTGGGCGTGGATCTTTTTCTTTAGGTATGCCAGCAGCAACAAACGCCCTTGCATTTTTTGGTTCTATAGATGGTTCTAGTAATGAACGTATGCGTATAGATTCATCTGGAAGGCTGCTTGTTGGAACTACATCAATTCTTCACTCAGGAGATCATAAACTTTATGTAGCTGGTACTGATGCAAGTACATCTATTTCTCTAAATAGGTATTCTGATAATGATTTTGCAAGTTATATATATTTTCGCAAGTCTAGAAGTGGAACTATTGGTGGAAATACTTCTGTTCAAGATGATGACCTTTTAGGAAGAATTTATTTTGAAGGTAATGATGGAAGTTCACCTGTATCAGCAGCATATATTGAAGCTCATGTAGATGGAACACCCGGAAACCAAGATATGCCGGGTCGTTTAGAGTTTTTAACAGCAGCCGATGGCACTCCTACTCCTGTTGAACGTATGCGTATAGATTCGTCTGGAAAAGTTGGTATAGGTACCTCAACAATAGGTAATAAATTACAAGTGCATGAAAGTGGAAGTTTTGCTTCTTTTGCAGGTTTCAGCAACGATACTACAGGGTCAAGTTCTAGTGATGGATTAATTGTTGGGATAGATTCAAATGAAGAAGGTGTGCTTTATCACTATGAAAATAAAGCAATAAGATTTGGAACTAACAATAGTGAAAGGATGCGTCTAGATTCGTCTGGAAGATTATTAATAGGTACAACAAACAATACCAATGGTCATATTTCAGCTAGTAATTTAGCTGTTCAAGGTGCAGATCTCGCTATTTTTAAAGATAGTGGAGGAGATAATTCTGGTGTTAGTGGACATAAATTAAAGTTTGTAACTCAAAGTGGAAGTTTAGGTGAAATAGATGTCTTAAGTGAAGGAGGTGGTGGGCCTAATGGAAGAGGTGGTGCTATGCGTTTCTACACAAAAGCCAATAATACTGCAAGTGCATCAGAACGTCTTCGTATTACCCAAGAGGGCAACATTAAATCTTACAGATTTAATACCCTTTTTGGAAATGAAGGTTTAGAACTTTTTAATACTACTACTGGTGGTCCACAGCTGCAAATTTCCAGAATTTCTGGTGACCCTTTACTACTTAACAGAAACACCACTGATGGAAAAATAATTGAATTAAGAAGAGGTTGGAGTGCTGGTGGCAGTATTGATGTTGGAGTTAATAGTGCAACTTATAACACATCATCTGACTATAGATTAAAAGAAAATATCGTTGCAATATCTGATGGTATTGCAAGATTAAAAACTTTAAAACCATCAAGGTTTAATTGGATAGGACACCCAAACAGTACTCGTGATGGATTTATAGCACATGAAGTTACAGCAGTTCCAGAAGCAATCACAGGAACTAAAGATGAAGTATATACAGAGGATCAACCTGATGTAAATATAAAAGCTGGCGATCCAAAATATCAAGGAATAGATCAAAGTAGACTTGTACCCTTACTTGTAGCTGCATTACAAGAAGCTATCGGTAGAATAGAAGCATTGGAGGCAAAGTAAATGGGTTTAACACGAATTACATCTGATGGTATAACAGATGGCACTATAACTGGAACGGATCTCGCTACTAACGTAGATTTAGTTGATAACCAAAAGCTAAGACTTGGTACTGGTAATGACCTACAAATATATCATAATGGAACAACTAATGTAATAGCTGGATTTACTGTAAGTGATATAAATATCGAATCATATTTCAATGCTGATGTAAATATTGTTACTAATAGTAATCATTATGCAATTAAATGTATTTCTAATGCACAGGTAGAGCTATATCACGACAACAGTAAAAAGTTTGAAACAACAAGCACAGGGGCTACTCTTACAGGTGTTTTAATATCTGATGGTCTAACTCTTCTTGATAATGAAAAGATTTTATTTGGAAATAATAACGATTTAGAGATATTTCATAATGGAACAAACAATATCATACAAAGTGATGTGGGAGATTTACAGATAAATTCTGGTAATTCTGCTGGCGATGTGGTTATTAATACAAACAATAATGTTAATAATGATACAAGAGTAACATCAGCAAAGTTTATAAAAAATGGATCGGTAGAGCTATATCATAATGGCAATAGACAAGTGTTCACCATTGATGGTGGAATGAATTGGCAAGACAATAAAAACGCTGAGTTTGGAAATTCGGGAGATTTAAAAATTTATCACGATGGTACACATAGCCATATTAATAATGCTACTAATGATTTAAACATTGAGTGTACAACAAATGATGCCGCTATAAATATAAAAGCAAATCATATACATTTAAAAGATGAAGCTAATCAAACCTTTATAAAAGGTATAGAAAATACAGCAGCCGTAGAACTATATTATGGTGGCAGCAAAAAGTTTGAGACAACTGCGAATGGCGTTCATCTGAGTGGAACTACTAATACAAGTGATGGTAATTTTTACCCTATTAATGATACTGTTGGTCAACTAGGTTTAAGTAACAGAAGATGGGCAACAATTAATGGCGTTATCTTAAATATAAACGGAGGTGATGCTGAGTTTAGAGGCACTACACCGGGCAGTACAGACATGACTTGGGATCAGTCAGAAAATGCTCTTAACTTTGATGATAATGTAAAAGCTAGCTTCGGAAATAGTGATGACCTAAATATTTATCACGATGGAAGTATTAATAGAATCCGATCTGATGTTCTTACTGTTATTGAAAAAACTGACAGTGAAGATATTGCAACATTTAATCCTGATGGTGGGGTAGCACTATTTTACGATGGCAGTAAAAAGTTTGAGACAATAAGCACTGGAGCAAAGGTATCTGGCCGTTTTGAACAGTTTGGTAATTCTACTGGTAATAATGAAACAAATAGTGGTTTTGCTCGAAATGTTTATAACGTACCAATATCTTCTGGAACTACAAAAACATTTACATTTACAGGATTAAATGGTGGATGGGCAACTATAAAAATGGGTGGATACTCAAGTAATGGTGGGTCAGCTATGTCATTTAGAGCAGAATTAGGTGGTTGGATGTTTTATACTTCAACTGCTAACTATGGAGCTAGTGTTCTTCAAAATCATCAGCACAATGTTTCTACTTCTGTAACTCAAAATGCTACTAGCTATGTTGTTGAAGTAACTAATAATTCAAGTACTAACACTGAAATAGGGTTACAATTATGCACAGAAGCAACCCAAACTGCTTTTGCTGTAGCAATTAGTTAAAACAATTTGATGGTAAAAAAAGTCTACTCTTAAGGTTGTTAGAGTTGTACAGTACTGATATTATATTAGTATTGTACTTTAAACTTTAATGTTAAACCCAGAACAAAAAAAAGCTGCTCTTGAATCAGAGTTACAACAGATAGCAAAAAACTATCAAGAAGCTCAACAGGTTATGCAGAACTGTGAGAAAAAAATATACGAGCTAAGAGGTGGTATTGCTGCTTGTAATGATCTTATAAAAACAAACGAAGAAGAAGCTACTGAGTCTTAATAGGTATATTGCGGTCAATAATGCCATACATGACATAAAGTGGTGCTAAGCCTATAATTAAAAAAAGCACCATAAATGTAATTGGTACGCTTGCTTTAATTAGGGCTTCTTTAAACATGAGAAAAGTTTTAGACATTATTACTATCGTAACTGGAATACTTATGTTAGGTATTCTAGGCGGTGGTTTCTTCACATTTAAGTACGTCACCAGCGAACAGTTTAAGGCTAAAATGATGAATCAAGTACTTGAAAATGTACAAGGACTTATGGGTGATGTATTAGGAAACTCGCTACCTTCTACTACTGGAGAGTCAATCCCAGCATTACCAAAACTAAAACTTAAAAAATGAATTGTTGGCATTGCAAGTCAGAATTACTCTGGGGTGGCGATCACGATACTGAAGAAGACACGCAGTATTCTATAGTCACAAATTTATCTTGCCCAAAATGTTTTTCTTATGTAGAAGTGTATCTACCAAGAAATGCCTACGATTGAAATACCAGAAATATATATTCCAGAAATATATATTCCAGAACCATACACACCTAATATTCCTATAGTCACTCAATATTTAGAGATAAATCCTCCGGGTTGTACTTATCAACATAGAGATATAAAAAATACAGGTAATCATAATTTGTTATTAGATGACCCTAATGGTGTATATACCATTTGTGATTTTACCTTTCCTAATTTTACACCGCCTATATATAACCCTAACCAGATGACAATGATAGAAGAGCCATTGCCACAGGGAGGAGATCCAGAAATACCAAAAACAGAAACACCTAAAATTCCAGAAGAAAAAGAAGAAGAAATAGTAATACCAGAATGTCCTAGCCCTAAAGACCAACGAGTAGGTGATTACAGAAATGCAAAGAAGCTTGAAATCGTAGTAGGACATCGCTTAGATAAAACTGAGTGCATAACTCTATATGAAGACGTACCCTTCAAAGATCAATACATTCCTTCTGCTAATCAATTTATTGGTGTTTTTAGTCTTGCTTTGGTCGGTGCTTCTGCTCCAGTTGTCTTACAGTTAGTGCGACCTTTAGTTAAGCAAGCTGTTTCTAAGCTGACAAAAAAGAATAATAAGGTATAATAAATTTAGATCCAGTAAGGGCTGATCCCTGTTTAAGATTGGTCGAAAGGCTTAGACGGCTTAAATGTCAAAGGTGGACTAAATTGGATCTTTAACTATTTTTGCAAGGTATAAACATAAGCAGACATTTTTTTAAGCCCCTTACAGGCGATTCTGAAGGGGCTATTTTTCTGGTTTTACGTCAATTTTGTGTGTATGAGGCACAACTTGGTTTGGTGGTATAGAAACTTGTATCCCTTCGCAAGTAGTGGCATATTTACCAACAAACTGCACACCTTTCTTTAACTGCTCTGAGCAAATAGTTAATCTGTAAAGTTCGATCTCCATTTGTAGTTTTTTTGTTAATAACTTCTGATTTTTCATATTTATTTCTGTTGCTTCTAAACATAGCTTTGGTGCTTTGCCTAATGGAACACTTATCTGTGCAGAAATACCATAGTTAAGGTTATAGTTATCTTTTTCAAATCTTGGTATTTCTTGGTAATATTTTATCTCTCCTGTATCTTCGTCATAAATAGGAGTTCTAGTTACTGTTGAAATAGGTCGATTAAAACTCCACGCATCTGTCATATAAGGAGTAATTGTAAGAGTAGGAGATGCACAGACAATACCTTGCGACATCCTAAATTGTGGATGGCTTGAAGGGGTGATCATGGTGGCATTGTTATTAACTACTCCGGTACTTTGCGATTGAGGAGAGGCTACTGTTGTATTAGCGTAAACCTTTGTAGGACAGAGAAGTAAAGCTACTGCCCAAACGTACTTGTAGATTCTGTGGTGGTTGAGGTAGTTATAGTCCGAGTTATATTTGTAACTGTATCGAGGCCGGGAGCCATTACACTTTCTACCAGACTGAAGGAACTTGCTGGGTTTGATATTTTCCACCTTGCGTTTGAAGAGCCGTCTAAAGTAGTCCAACTAAAATTTACACCTCCGACAGTTTGCTCATTGACACTTGTAGGTGTCGGGTTGATGTAACCATTAATATCTGTTGATTCTATATTGTGACCCGATACGCTAAATGTATAACCAGTTCGATACTGGTAACTTGTGATTGTTTCATTTATTACAGATTCCGAGGTTGAGGAAGTTGTACTACTACCACTTCGGAACTGAGGCACTACTGGAGTAGCAAAAACCTTGATCGGGTATATAAATACTAGCAGTAGCCAGAGTTTAGTCAATTTCTATGCTGACAGTAGTAGATCCAATACAGCTAGTACCACTTCCACCAGCAGTACAGGTATGGATTCCAGAGCTAAGACTTGTAAGGGCTAAAGTTCCAGCAGTACCACCAGAGATTACAGTAGTTTGCCCACCAAGGACAGGCAAGGTTGCTATTCCAGAACTAGGTGTGATAGCAGATTGAGTTACATCTCCAGCTTGGTAACTTTCAGAAAAGCTAAACGCAGAGCCAGCAGTTGTTACAGTTTTGTTTGTATTAACTGCTGCTGGAACACCATTACTTAAACTGCCTAAATTTAGTCCTCCAATAGCATTAGTAACAACAGAATCACCTGTTCCTGTAGATGTGGTGACATTGTTTCCGCTTATGCTATAGGTCGATGGGGCTGCATTGGTAATTACATAAGGCGAGTCTATGGAAATTTGTGCAGAGGTCACATACTTAGCCGTAACATTGGCATATACTGGACTCGTTGCGACTGCAAAAATAAATGGAAGTAGCTTTTTCATTTTTTGGATTTAGGGTCGATTACTTCTGCTCCCTCAATCTTAATGGGAGTAATTACTCTTATAGTTTGAATCATACCTTCGCTTTCTGCAACTTTACTGTCTTTCTCACTACCTTTTTTGCGTGATGCCTCAATCCCAAAGGTACTGATCGCGGCAGTCAGTAAGCTGGCTGGGAACGTGATATCTTTTGGCTCGTTGCTATATCCGGGAAGTTCTATGTAGTTAAGACTCACAATAAAACCACTCCAAACAACAACACCTAATCTTACGAAAAGGCTAATAATAGCTAATTGTTCTTCTTTATCGTCAATACCTTCTTTTAATTTTTGAAAAGCATTTTTCTTTTTTTGTTCTGTCATAGCCTTTTTCTGTATAATAGACATATATTGAGGACTCGTAAAGTGATAGAGGTAATAGCAGCAACAGGTGGGGCATTACTTACAGCGTGTTTTGTATCTGTGGGATCAATATCTTATAGAGGTAGACAATCAAGAGATGATCTAGTGCGAAACACAACAGCTATAGAATTACTAACTACAAAGATAGATGATATGCACGATGACATGAAAGAGGTATTTCACAGGCTCAAAGAAGTAGAGCTTGCTGTTGCAGAAATCAAGCCAAGAAGATAGCCTCTTCCGTTATGACCAGTAGAAGAGGCTATAGCTCTTTTTGTGAGGTAGGAGCTAGTATTAATTTAGCAATTATAATAAAACAATGCTAAAAGTTATTGAACCCATCCTTTTTGCCTTTCTTCGTGGCAAAGCAATAAAAAAACTCGCACTAGATATAGTACGAGCTATGGTTAAGAAATCCGATAATACTGTGGATGATCGCCTTTGCGATATGCTAGAAAAAGCTTTGTTTCCGGGTAGATAACTACTTTTTCTTTTTTTTCTTTTTAGGTCTTCCTACCTTACTTCCGTAAGTGCCTTTGCCCATCGGAGCCATAATTCAATAATGTAACTAAGCCAAGTATAGCTTTGTTGCCTTATATGACCAGTACGCTAGTGTGTGTTTGGAGGGACTTGTAATGAAACTTGTAATGCCTTGGTCAAACTGGTTTAACAAACAAGCCAAAAAAAGGCGCAAAGTTGAGCCTTGGGTGCTGGCTGACGTTACATTAGAAG